TTATTCTCTTCCCTTCTTCACCTGCTCCGGCGGTGTTCCCCAATCTATGACTTTCGGAAAGCCCTTTTGGTGATTTATGTTCCGCAAGAACGTGCGGTATGCCCGCCATTCTTGTTGGTTTTCAACAGTTAATGGCGAATCGTTGCCGATTGTCCAGTCGCATTCCAACAGGAGCTGTTTACAGCGGGCTTGAGCGCGGCGAGTGAGTTCGGCGGAGTATGCAGGTTCGGGGATGGGACGCAACTCCTGTTGTTCAATAAAACCGTCCTCATGCTGAACCAGCCCTACAGTGTGCGCCATATGCAATGAATCTGTAGGAATAGCAGCAGTAGCATATACAGGGGTCAAATCCGAATAAAACGCCGCACGGCGTAGGCTCACAGGCTCCCCGTCAGTTTTCACATAATATAAAATGTTCATATCAGCCCTTTATATATATGTCCGAGAAATTGATAACGGATTATCTACAACAGTAAAACCTAAGTTTGCATTTTCAAGCGGAGTTTTTGAAAGCGAGATTGAAGGGATTGACGAAAATTCAGATGAACTAGACTCAGATTTAGAATTTGTTCTATCAAGCATAGACAGCTCAGATAGTTGTATTTCTGTTAAATAGAAATTTTCAGCACTGACGTTCCGCAACGAACCTGTGGCTTCAACGCTAAAAATATGACGAGCTGACCATGTATACCCTGCTTGATACCCAATTTCGAGTAAAATACCTGTTTCATGCCCTGCCACATTCTCTATCGCACGCCCCTTAGATGTTGTAAATGCTCGAAGCAGCGTACCTGCTAAGTCAAACTCTAGTAGATATGACGGAGAACTATTAAACACCACATAAACTTTATTTCGCACAACATAGACGCTAGTGTAAGATTCTTGAGCCGCATAAAATTTATCTATTCCTGCAAACGCAAATGTTAACAGCTTAATAGTTCGCCCACTTGATGCGTCAAACATCGCAAAAACAACTTCATGTTCGTCATCTGACTCTACACCTCCTGCACAATATACCGTAGAAGGAGTACTACAGACACCGCCAAAACGGACAGCGTTTGAATCAATAAACACATCTTTTGCATTCCGATATGCACCATGCTGATTTGTCATAGCAATTGTAACTCGCGAACTCGGCGCAGCGCCGCCGCTAGTTGATGTGTGTATAATATAGCCCTGTTGCTTGAAAATATACGGAAGAACTGCATGCGATATATACTCACCGGTAACTTTATTAACTCTATAAATTGCAGGAAACCAATAGTCATCACTTCGTCTTATAGCTCCTTTAATATAAAGATATCCTCCCGTTACCCACGCTCTTTGCGCCGATAGCCTACTCTTTTTCAACCAGTTCATCGTCTTTTTTATTGTGTTAAAACTAAAGAGATAGTGAACTTTTGATGATGACTTATATCCCTCACAAATCAAATTATCCCCATCTGCACAGCTTGCAGAAATTCGAAAATCATTATCCCCTGAACCTGTTGTAAAATCCAAACAAAACGTAGGGTCGCCTGTATGAACATCGAATCCATACAACTTTCTGTCTATTGAATCAGATTGTACGTACCCCCAACACAGTAGACTTGATTTTATCGAGTAAACACCATTAAAGACATTGGGAGTACCACCTAGCGCAGGAGCAGACATAACAAATGATGACTTCTCATTCGTCTTAAAATTAACCGTAGACCAACCTGACCAGCCGCGAACCTTATCGTACACGCGGACTTCGAGCACAAAATCTTTCAAGCGCTCCAAAAACGGCAACTTTTCATCAAGCAGGTTTGTGGTGATTGTTTTGTGTACAATTTCAGTGTCACCAAACTTGACGCGATACTCTGTTTTCGTATGTTGTGCAGGCTGGCTAGGGTCTACAACAATGGGCTTTAAACGCATCCGCATGGTTGCACCTGAGTAGGCTTGACCTTCCAACGGTTCCAAAGTTTCCGGTGGCGCAACAAACTGCAACACATCGCCTGTAACGACCTTCAGCGGTGCAGCAACGCGGGACACAGCACCCTTGTTGCTTTTCTGTTCACAAAACGGATAGTACGTTGTGTTTGTGTTTAGGTAATGAAGATGCAACTCATGAGAAAGCCCGTTGTTTTCATCCGTGACAACTTCTGTATGACGGGGATACACAACATCGGTTCCTTCTGGGTCTGAACACATCCAGAAGGTTGTGGCGGCTAACGTATCAGCAGAGTACGCCATGCGTGCAGGATGCACTTTCAAGCTGCCACCATTGATGGTTGCGCCATATGCTGGCGAAGCCCACTCCGGTGGTGCAACTTGGCAAACATCAGTGTTCGGCACTAGTCCGGCAGCGGTTTCTAAAATTGCTGTGCTTTCTCTGGTAATGCGTAAAACCTGCGCGTCTCCTTCATCATGAACCCGCGTAAACTCTTCATTCCCCGCTGCGTGAACACGTTCCTTCTCAACAAGCGCTGCCTGATGCGCCACCTCTGCCTGCCGTGCAGATTCTTTTGCTTTTGTTGCAGAAGCAGCGGCAGCCGTGGCAGAACCTCGTGCATCGCCGGTCGCAGCGTTCACATTACGCAAAATGTCTACGATGTTAAGCACAATCCCTTTGTCTGTACCCGCCGGATACGTAACAGCGCGATCTGCCCGTTCTGCAAGCTGCTGAATCATCATAACGATTCTATCCAGCGCGCGGTTCAACGCACCTTCAGGGAGAATACCATTCGATGGAATCTCTAAAAGCTGCACAAAATCAATCAAACGCAGCACCGTTACGCGGGTTCCACTTGCCGGAGCGTTCGTAAGCTTCACCTTGCCGCCGGAAGCATTGCCAGCACCAGTAACGGTGTAATCTGTGTTCAGCGTTTTACGTATTGTGTCATACAAAACAACAAGATCGGCAGCATCATAGAACACAAAGGGAACCTGAATATCACCGCCGGAGTACAACACCGTCACCGCGTTTTTGTTTGTCTCTAACATACTGCCCCTCTATTGATGTTGTGGAATTGCATAATTAAAAATAGTGCCTTCACCCTCTTCACGCTGCTCCATCCCTTTTTTGAATCTACGAGCAACCTGTGACACCGGAATTTTTGTTGCGTATGACCCCAAATGAAACAACGACCACAGCATACGCTCGGTTTGTTTTTCGTCCGGATTTTCAAAAAAGTCCCAGCCTGTCCGCAAGGCGCGTTGAGCAAGAACTAACCCTGTCCCTGCTGGCATTCTGTCCGCATCAAACGCAGAGAAAACTGACGAAACTAACGGGATGCCTGCAAACTGGTACATGGCAACGCCAGCTCCCATGTCCAGCATAAACTCAACTACCTGTTCATCGTCGTCAAGATCCGGCGCATCGCCCCACAACAGAGCAAAGGCAAGCTGCATAGCGATAGGTGGAAAAATTTGATCGTACAGAACATACTTTGCGTACTCCACCTTGCTCATCTTTCCATCTCTCATGGCTCGGTAATGATGTCGCTGCCGCGCACCGAAGGTTCGCACAGTGAATGTCTGAAACATGGAGAGCATACGCATAGCGCCCTTGTGTCGCTGCCACATGGTTTGATCGATAGCTTGAGAGGATGGCTGAGATTTGCGGATGATATCATCGGCAAATAAAACAGCTTCTTCTGGACTCTTGCCTCGTCGCATGGCTTTTTCATATGCAGAAACCCAGAGCACGTATGTTGTTGCCATGTCCGCCATACGGATAGGCCAGAAACCGAGATCAACAGCGTCCTGATGACTCAACTCTTTACCGAACACCTCAATCGTTCGTACATCCATGCGAAATTTATTCGCCATGTCGGACAATTCCCTGTCCATCGATGTAGAACGGTCTCGCATGTACGGTGAAACTTCATGAATCCACTGCATCTGTTTGCGCGGGCTATGCGACATGACCGTTTTCAATCCCTTGCAGAACTCCTTCATGCCGATGTCATGCACGCCACCGGGCAGAGAAAATATCTGCTTTGCAGCTACACCAAGATTCCAGCCTAAAATAAACGGCGTTGCAGCAGTTCGCAGATTTTCCCCAACACGCTGCCAAACATCCCGCACGGGCTGTTCAGGTCTGGCAATAGCTTTTAGGTGTCCACGCACAGCGTTGTAGGCTGCTTCACCCATCACTTCTTTAAAAGCTTTTTCCCACTTTTGATGCTTGGTAACTCTGTCGGCAAAACGTAGCGCTTCAGCGTGTGTCATGTAGTGAATGGTTTCGTACATGTGTTCAACAGCTACGTTAACAGACAGCTTTAACGGAAAGCCCGGAGCTTTGTTTTTACGTCCCTGCGTAAAACCGGAGCGTGCAGCCGGTGTCTGGTTAATCGCTTCGGAACGGGACATCAGTTCGTCCAGTTCTGTGTACTGCTTTACAAAATGCGTTTGCGGCAGCGTGTTGTCATAAATTGCAGGAAAATATCCGCCTGCATATTTTTTCACAACACCACCGCGCTCGATGCCGAAAGGCTGCGCTTCTATCTTGGTCATGTGAAAACCGTTCATTGTTTTGTGAACAGCATCAAGTTCAGGATACAAGCTGTCGATGGCATCCCAGATTTCTTGGATTGCATCCCAATCTTTATGATTAAACATGCTTTTCAAATACGCGAGGGTCTGCCCCTCTTTTAGCTCAGGATATCCGGCAAACACGCGCTCCATGTTGGATTTAGTGCCTGTATGCAACATAAGCCCAAGAATCGCGTCACCTGTCCACTTGCGCCCGTCCTGCTGCATAATTTCTGGAACAACCAACTCAAGGTATTCTTGACCTTCAAGGGTTGCGTTTGCCCCCTCGCCAATCTGCTTGCGTAGTTCATCTGTTAAGCGGATGCGGGAAAAAGATTTACCGTGCTGCTTTTCAAGTCTGCTGACAGTCTTACGCAGGTGCACCAGTGCAGGTCCAACCCTGCGCTCCATTTCCGCCCACTTTCGACTTTTTTCATTTTGAGCGGCAACAAGCAGATCAAAAATCAACCGTACGTTTGCACCACGTTCGCCATTTTTCCCCGTATCGGTCACAGCATCAAATGTTGCTAACAGATATTGCAACGTATCAAGCGAAGCAAAAATGCTGTCCTTCATATCCATAAATTTTCGCTTGAACGTACCTTTCTGATGTAATTTGCGTGCATTTTTTTGCGCGCCCTCTGTGCACGCTTCTGCTGCATTATCAATCCGTTCCTTTGATACCGCCTTGCTCTCTTTGCGGGACTCTCGCCCTCTGTGGTTTAAAAACTGGATTAAATCGTTTACAGCGCGTAGCTGATCCACGGTCAAATCTTTCCAGTTCACCTGCTCTGTTCCATCCACAAGCCACTCAGGGAACGAAGGCGGCATATCGTTTATGTCCTTTTCGGATTCCAGCAACGTACGCAAGCTGGACATATCAGCAGGGTTTTGTGGTTCTAAGGACTTGCCGCCCATGCCAAAGCGTTGCACAAGAGCGCGGATATGATCGCGGTAGTGAAAATCCAAGCCGGACTTATTTTTTGCAAACTTTTTAGCGCGGTTGACAATTTTTTTTGTCTCCTCACGCACACGGATAGCTTCACCGATCATCTCAAAAGCATCGCGTAGCTTTTCAAGATGAAATGCTTCTGCGTTATCGTTCTTCTTCCTTGCCGCTTCTTCACGCAGCTTGCTATGCTTTCGCATGGTGTGTTGGTGTATATCGTAACGAGTTGCCTTTCGAATTACTGTTGCACCTATCTGCTCTTTTACATAGCGACGAATATATTCGCGAGTGCTGTACGTTCTACTGCGAGTGCGTTTCGAAAGTTCAGCATTACGTTTTTCAAGATATCTACCAAACGCTTCGCTAGCCAAAACAAGCTCTTCCGGGTTCACCTGTGCTTCTTCGGCTGCGAACAGTTCATCAGCAAGCTGCTGTATGCGCTCTGTTCTTCGTGGAGCATCAACAAAAGCATCCACCATGTGGCCAGCTTCATCGTATCCAAGTTCACTGGCAATATCGTCTGCCATTTGCCCGTTCTTTTTAATCAGCCCCCTATGCTTCTTGTGAATGTCGGCAACTGTATCCTTTCCGTAATATTCCAGCATATATGCTTCATCTAAGCCGGAACCTTTCGTAATAGACATAATTTGATGGTACACTGGCTCATTATCTACAATCGCCCGAGCTTCTTTTTTTGCCGCATTCTTTCGCTTTTTCCGGTCACGCAAAGTTACTCTATCCACGGCGGCAATTGCTAACCGCTCGGTTTCTGACAACTCACGTCCCAGAAAGGCTCTGTCTACGTCGTTCGCTTCTGTAAGTTCGTTAAGTCGCACCCTTTCTTTTTTCACCATCTCATTGATATACAGTGCTTCTCTTACCTGTTCACTTGTGGCAAGCATCCGGTCGAACACATCACGCACGTCGTTGTTCAAATCTACATGCAGCAGTTTGACGTTTTTATAGATAGAAAGAAGCCAGTCGCGGAACCGCTTAAACACTTGAGCCAACTCTAACGAAGGCGCTTTGCCCTCGCGCAAGTACGCTTCAAAACCACGGGCAAATTTTTCATGATGCTCTGTTGCGATGGCATCACCATCATTCAACTTCATCCATTTTCGCAGCGTTTCCATATCCTTCTGCAACTGTGCCGGAACATCCGCCGGAGTTTCAGCCTCAACAACCTGCACAAGTGTTGCTTTTTCCTCGTCGTACTTTACGTCATTTTGATACAAAGCTTCGTCAAAATCACGATCAATGGTTCCCGTGCGGAACGCTTCTTCTTTATTTTCCCAATCTGGAATAATTTTTTTGTACGGCACACCCTGTGGATTGATAGCAGCCACAGAATTTTCAAGCCCGGCGTTCAACGCTTCACCTAGCATCTCCTGCTCTGCTGCGATATCCGCAAGCTTTGGTGATGAAAGATTTTGATCGAACACCTGCTTCTGCCCTGTCATGCGGGAGAGTTCAGCAAGGAAAACATGGGCGCATTCGTGCACAAATGTAGAGCTGTCCGCTGATGAACCAAGCTTGATTAAGTAGTTGTTATCAGGCAGAAACGATAACGAGCCGCGCTGCCCTTGCTTGAGTTTGGTTTTGACTTCGCTTTGGGCATTGGGTACACTATTTTCGTAGTCGAATTGTAGGGGCGAAGTGCTCTCGATATTCCCCTCAAGGCTGGCCGTTTGGGACACTCCAAGCTCGGCCCCAACCTCTCCCACATGCATACGACGCAAAAAATCTACCCCGTCTAACCCGTAGGTGCTGTAACTTTTTGCAAAGGCATGAGGAATTGCCGCCATCACCTTGGCGTTATCTTCATGTACTCCCTGCCCGACAAGCCCTTCTACTATCCTGCTGCGTTCTGCATCCAGAGCAGATTCAAGCTCCATATCCGGCTCGTACTGAGCAATCGTGCGCCGTGCTTCTTCGTTTATATCTAGCTGCAAACTTTCCGCTTCGGACATGGCAAGCGGGTTTGCTTTCATATGCGGGATAAGCATGTCACGCTCTTGCTTTGTGCAGTTCTGCATAAGCGTAGGTATAGACAAAGACATAACAGAGCCTTGCTGTAAGGCTTTCCCAAAGTCTTCAGGGGAGACTTCCAAACGGCTTAACACGTCTTCAACTGTACCTATGTCCTGCCCTTCCTCAATTCCTTCTTGAAAGAGCATGGCGAACTGCCCGGCATCAATAAATTGCTCACCAAAATTTTCACCAGTTTCATCTTCTACAGCAGTAAAAACGCTGTTAACGAATCCGCCAAAAGCCTCCGGTGAACGCTCCGCAAGCTTACTTTCAGAAACAGTTTCAGAAAGAGCAGCGAGTCGTGCCGCGTTTTCACCAGCTTCATTTATTAGTTGTAATTTTCCTTCTACGCGCTTGATTGTTTTAGGGATGCCTCCGGTGGTTGCTACCCCAACCATTCCTGCACCGAGCATCACCTCAACATTTTTTAAGCTGTCAACAACACGATCAATAATCTGAGGTGTGGACTCTCCTTTAGTTATGCCTGTAATCACTGCCTGCGCTGGCTCTTCTAAATATTCTGTAAATCCTTCTGTAGCACCACCTGCCAGCCTTCTTGCAAAGTTATGAGCTACAGTTTCCTTCGGCATCTTCTTCAACAGCTTGTCAAAGCCGATGGCGTTTAACACGCTGGCAACGCAGCCCATCGCAATACCCGCTGCGAGTGCTTTATCTTGACTTATGCCATCCTGTTGCAACTCTTCGGAAAGCGAAGCACCTTCTAACCCGCCGCCCGTGAGTCCTGCCACAACAGACCCGCCACCTGTTAGCAAAGCACTGCCGATACTTAACGCCATAGAAGGAGCCATTTCGCCCACTTGAGTAACTAAGTAGCCCATATCAGTAACCAGACCTAGATTATCCAAAAGCCGTTTTCGATACTCTTCTGGTATTTCGAGTGCTTTAGAGGAAAGTGTCTGCTCATTCGCCTGAATAAGCCCTCTTCCCATATCCCGTATTTCACCGAACACGGTTTGCCCAAAAAGCTTTTTATGCATTTTATCCACGCCAAAAAGCTCAAGCTTCTTTGTTTCTGCATAGTCCAAGGAGTCTGCCAGAAAAACACCAAGCTCAGTTGCTCCTTTGGCTACAGCAAAAGGGAAGCGTTTCATTTCACGCCATGCAGCACAATCCTGCTCGATCTTAGCCAGCGTCTCCACATCATCATGCGCCAACGCGGCATTCTCAGGGTCAGCGATAAAACGCATAGTTCCAGCACCGCCAACCCAAGAAAGATGACGCTGCAAACGCTCTGCTTCCGCCTTGCCGGAAACTTCCGCATGGAACTCTTCAACAAGTTCCGGTGACAAACCTTGCTGTTTTGCAAGTCTTCTGGAATCTGCAACAACGTCAGGATTACGACCGGAAACCTCTTGCAGAACACGGGCAACAGGCGGCACTTGTTCCGCTACAGAAAAGTCAAATTCTCCCTCTAAAGTATTCCCAGCAGAAGGTTTTGAAAGGCTGAAAGAAGTATCGTTAGGGTCAGCAACGGAGAAATCAAATATATCGCTCGGATTCATGGTACTTCCTTTATCCTTTTGTCCGGTACACACGCAAAACATTGGCAGGTGTCACAGAAATGCCTTTTTTTAAAAACTCACCTAAAATTATTTCTAAATCTGCCGGAGGAACGGTGCTAAACACAGGTGCAAACGCCCTGTATACTTCCCGCGTTGCTTTCTCGCCTTTAAATCTTGGCTTTTGGCTGGCAGGGGCAGAAAATTTGTAATTTAGCGCTGTCATGAGCGTTTTTAAGGCAGGCTTATGCTCGTCCAACACATCAGGGAACCACTGATCGGCTTTATTTTCTGCCACAGCCTCGGCAAACGTCATCCCTTTATCACTGCCAAACATGCCAGCATCAGGCACTATGCCATCCCTTTCCATCTGACGTTTAAAGGCGAGATTCGTTGCCATCTCTTCTTTAAGGCTCTGCGGGTTACGTTGAGCAAAAAACACTCTGTACGCAGCACGAACGGCATTAAATTCCTTCATTTTTTTAGGGTTATTCATTTTCTTTATGTAACCCAACTCAGCAAGTACGCGGTTTTCTTTGTCGATGGTCAGCTTAGGCACTTCACCTTTTTGAAATTTAGAGAACCTGTCTTCAAGCGTAAGCTGATCTTTACGAGAAATCCCCGCATAGTTGGTTCTCAAATCTTCAAGCGATGTAATTTCTTTGTTGAGGATGCCCTTTTCCAGCTTTGCCATTTTTTCGTAGTCCGTCAGACCGGATGGATTCAAAATTTCGTTAGCCTGTGCTGTCAGTTCTCTTTTTAATTCCGGCGGCGCGGAATCGATGATCGATACTAGCTTTTCAGAAGCCGCGCCCCTGTTCTCAGGGTCAACCTCAACAGCCTGAACCTGCGCCACAAGCGCCTTTTTTTGCTCTGCCTTGGCAGCAGCAACAGACGTTTGTTCCTCTGCAAAACGCATCTTCAAGCGTGTTACCAACTTGTCATGCAGTTCCGGCTGATCGGCGTACTTTTCATGCACAGAGTCCAAGTTTTCCTTCAAACTCTTGCCGTTGCCGGAAAGCTCGTTAGCTAACGTGATACTTTGTGCAGTTGATTGCTTATCTTTATGTTTTTCCACATACACAGCTTTCATGCTGTCGCTTACGCCGTATTCTTGTGAACGCTTTAACGCCTCTTCCGGTGCAAGCTCATACAAAGATGACCACGCTTTTTCTAACAAACCTGCAACGTTTACCTTTAAAAACGCTTCACGGTCAGCCGCCTGCACAGCACCGGAAGAAACAGCATGGTCAAAGGTCTGAACCAGCTTTGCACGGAGAGCAGCAACGTCATATGGAGCATCAACAGCTTCTTTTGCAATCACCGCCATTGCGTTGTTAAATGTGTTCTGTGCTGAAGCTATGCGCCCTTTATGCTCTGCAAAGGCATGAAACTGGCTCTTTTTACCAACCACCCCACCACGGTACTGTTCAAACGCACGGGCAGCTCGAGGAGACAGACCGGAATAAATTTCATTCCATGTTGTTTCCTCGTCTTCCTGATATTTTTTCACCAGCCCTTTTGTTGCATCCCCTTGCAACTGTGCAGACTCAGTTTCAAAAGCTAAGTTAAATTCATCATATTTTGTACGTGCTGCAAGAAACTGGTCGTTGTCCTGCCGCACCTGCTCTTTTTGCGCTATCTGCTGCACCATCTGCCCCATAGCAGCCACGCCTTGCCCCATAGCAGAACCTTGCTGAAGCGTAGTTACAGGAGTATCGCTAAGTTGAACGACTCGTGTTGATGTTGGAATTTTTACCATGTCACACCTACCGCAACAAAGAATGCACGCCGCTTCCTGCCTGCGCTAGCCCGTTAAACAGTGAAGCGGTGCTGTTTGCTTTTGCCTGATTTTTGTACGCTGTGCCCTTTGCTTGACCACCGTAGTAAACCTGCATTGCGTCCATCTCCATATCCACCATAGTTTCCGCCAGCACATCCGACGGTGTACCGCCATCATCCAGCTGCACACCGCTTGCACCGTAGTTAGCTTTTTGTGTACTCATCAGTTTGCGGTACTGGTCTTTTGTAGATGCAGCATTAAACGCACCGACTTTTTCAGAGTAGTCAGCTTGCACTTCCGCCATATCGTTCTGGCTTTTCATAGACATAGCTGTACCACCTAAACCTGCAAGCATTCCGACAGTGCCAAGTGCCTGCATAGCAGAAAATGCCCCACCAACACCAAACAACCCCGCTGTCGCAGCCGTTCCCGCGGTTGCACTCGTTGCTGCAACCGCTGCTGTTCCCAACATCATAGATGCCATCTCTACCCCTCCTGCCCCAACTCGATACGGGCGTATAAAAATCGATCTTTCAAATTATCACCCGTTGCCCGGCACAGCCCTTCGCACTCAAATCCAAGATGCTCGATAAAGCGAACAGCACGCGTATCATCTGGATTCACAAGCGTTTCAAACCGCACAACACCACGACGAATTGCCCGTTTGATGTATGCCCGAACAACTCGCAGCACGAGTAAAGGAAATCGCTCCACAAGCGGACTTGTCAGCAAAAAGACCAGGCAGGTTTTACCCAGCACAAAGCCGCCAACGCTTGCGACAATCTGCCCCTCGTCCGTTAGGATTGTTGAAGCTTCAGGAGTAAGTGCAAGCTGCTGCCCATGCTCACGCAAATTCACATTTTCAAGATTTTCAAGATCGGTTGCGCGTAGTTCTATGTCCAAAATGTCCTCTGCACGAAAGCGTCTGATCGTCGGCATTATGCAGTCACCTCCACCTGTCGGATTAGCGCTAACAGGCTAAACGGCAGCGGGTCGCTACCGAACACAGAAACCGTGGGGTTGCTATCCCACCCTGTACCAACAGAAGGAAGTTCCAGATCGCCCGTAAACGGTTGAACGGGCTTTTCCATAGCTTTGTTAACATTTCGCAAGAAGATGTCTTTTTCTGTATCATCGCCAATTTTGTAGTGCATACCTACAGACTTGTAGGTTCGGATGGTAACTTTAGACATTCGTTTGATAACTCCTTGCCCTGTGCCTAGAGGACTGCCCCCTTCAGGCTGCAACGGTGTCACCCGGTATTCGTATCCAAGCCCCACAACAACGGTGTCAGCAGGAAAGTCCAGATCGATACGCCCGTTCTGTACCACTTTCTCCTTCTGTACACCGCCATCTGCCAGCACTTGCACCGTCATACCGTTAAGATGGTCAAGACCGGACACGCTGGAAAGCTTAGAGCCTTGGTACGAAAGTCCGCTATCCACGAAAAAACAATCTGCATCGTCCAGATTATCGCCCTGCCACGGGTTCGCCATCTGCTCCATGCACACCTTGCCGTTACGCTCCACAGCAAGCCATATTTCTGTGTAGTCTTCCGCACTGTTAGCACACACGGAAAGTACCGTGCCTTGTGTTGTATGCCGATGCCACGCGTAGACTTGCTGGTCGCGCAGGTACGTCATGGCTGCCAAGGTTCCATCATCAAGCACGCACCAGACAATCGAGTCCGGGTCTTGCTGCCAAGCAAGCTGTTTTACTTGTGGTCTCAGCAAATGTTCAGACAACAAAGAGGCTTCCAACGGCACAAAACCGTCCTGCTCAAGGTTGTAGATAAATTCTCGCAATTTTTTACGGTCACGCGACATAAAAAGAACAGCGGAGCCAATCAGCATAGGCGGAACATGAGCCGCACACCCTACGTTGCTGTACCGTGTTGCCTGCACATTTGTCGGTGAGATAGATTCATTTCCACCGCTTAACGTCCACTCCCCGCCGCTGGTAAGGCACACAAGATTTCTCGCAGCCACCAACCCCCGAATTTGGTTTACTTGGTCAGAATCAAGGCTGAACCCTGCGCCGGAATCATCTTCCTTTGCTTCCCCGCCCATTTCTAAAAAGTTACCAGTTGCAGAGAACCACAACTTTTGCGGATGATTCGGGCAACCTGTCCACCAAGTGCGCTGCTGATGCAAGTTAACCCGCGCAGGCCAGTTGCTATGAGTCCACTCTTCGGGCTGATTTAAAAATTCACATGGAACTAGCGTAAATACATCGGGTCCATGCCGAACAAGCTTTTGTGGAAGATACTTTGCATGACAGATAAACAGCACATCCGCAGACTGAGCAAAGCCAAGTTCATGCACCTCATCAGCAGAGTACGGCAGGGAAACTTCCAGCGGCTTGCCATCATCTCGCATAATTTGCCCACCATCGCGCCAGAAACGCACATATCTTGCACCAAACTCAAGGACATACGTTTGGATATCGTTGAACGAAAAATCTTTCAGTAACGGCTTTGTGTTGCCTGCTTTGATGTGTCCACGAAATCGTGTGCCCATGCGTCTTGTCACGCCGCCATGCGGCCACACAATCACGTTCTGTAATTCTTCACAGGCGTTCGCCCGTTTCTGTAGATCAACATGACCGGCTAGACGCGGGGACCACTCACCAGCCGTAAAATTTGTTTGGATCAGTCTAACTTCTGGCATAGCGTCTCCTGCCTAGCTTAGCTTCTTTCCACCGATGGTTACGGATATCTTTAGGTGTTCGCTCGACAGTTGACGTATGGATTGCGCGTTTCAACGCTTCCTGCGCCTTAAGGGTCAAGCTGTCTGCAAGGGATTTTTTTGTACTGATCGGCAGCGCGATACGTGAAGCCAGTTCGTACACAAGAGCATCTTCAAGCGCCGCATCAAACAATGTTGAATCAGTAGAAACGTACTTGATTGACAGGCTTTGCTCGTTCGAGAGAATCAAACCACTTTCAATGGAGTACGTCGTTTCTGGATAGACAGAAACGAGCGTTGCATAATCTACAGGCAGCACATGAGCGAATTTGAATTCCCATGCAGGAGTCTCTTCGCTGATGTTGAGTTTTTCGCGTTTTAAGCAGCACGGCCAAGGATGAGCACGCAGCACAGCGTTTCGCGCAGGCTCCCAATTTAACTTTACATGCGTGGAGTACACAGAGCCATCGTCCATAGCTGCAATCACAGGCGCGTTCACTTCGCCAAGTGCTCTGTTAACAATACTAAGAGTAGTGGACATGGTTTTCCTTTTTTTGCATGGCAGGATGATATGACCTGTACGGTTAAGGTGAGCAAAGTCCCAAGCTTGTTATTGCCACGCTCCCGCGGGGGGACGGGGTGAGCAAGCTCTCACCCCATTCCATCCCCCGAGCTTTCGTGCGTAATCCCATCCTTCCTGCTTTCGTCATTGCCCATCCCGGACTTTCAGTCCGGCAGCAATTCCTTCAGCGCATCACAAACTTCTAAGCACCGTTAGAGGTTGTTAATAGCTTCCTCGATCACGGGTTTGTTTTCGTTATCCGCAACAAGTTTTTTCAAATGTGCAATCTGTGTCTGAAGGGCTGTTGCAGCTTCAGCAGCTTTTGCAAGGTTGTTGTTTTCAACTTTCAAAACACCAAGAGCGTCTTCAACTTCTTCAAGTGATGCTTTAAGGTTTGCCACATCGACACGTTCTGCTTCCAGATCAGCAAGAGCAGCGTTGTACAATCCTTGAAGTTCTGCGAACTCTGTACCGGACACCTGAACAGCATCATCTTTTTCTTCCGGTTGCTCTTCTGGATACATCAGCAAATTCTTGCCTTCATCATCCATCGGTTCCCAAGACTGAGCGGATACTGGTTCAAAGTGCTCCACAACCGCCCCTTCATCGTAAACAGTGCCGCCGTACTGGCAGCGTTTTTTTGCTCTGAAATATGGCATGGTAAATCTAGTAATTAACGAGTTAAATAAGGGTAAACATCAACTGTACCCGTACAATTACCGTCAGAAACAAGTTTGCCACGCACAAACTTTTTAGCCTGCGAAGGAAGAACAACTTCACCAAGATGTTCGCCAGCTGCGTAGGTTCCTTTATGAAACGTTACACTACAAGACTCTTTGAACGTACCGCCCTTGGTGTCACAATCTTCAATAATGAGTTGAAGCTTTTTTCCGGTTGGAATAGCCACAGCAGTTTTGCAATGAATAGTTACACCTGTACCACCAGCCGCACCTGAAAGACACGCTGGACCGCCATCCAACGCCTTTGTCCCAGAGTTAGGTAACGTAACGCCCTGTCCAAAATACTCGCCATGCTGGGCGAGGCGCTTATCAAACATACGCATAAGAAAACCCCTTGCTTTAAATTGTTAAGAAACGCTCAACCTATGCCACGTTAAGGTGCTGGTCTGCACCGTCTGTGAAGTTAAAAGAAGTAATCAATTCTTTGCCGTTCCAGTGGGTAAACGTACGGTTCACGTCTTTAGAGTCAGCAGAAGTCTGAAGACTCTTGCCTTTATGCTCGTAAAGAAGGGTCTGACACTTTGGATGGCAGTAGATAAACGTTTTAGACTTAGTAGACGCACGACAATCTGCAAGAAGATCATCAACCATCATGGCAGTTGGACGCTTGTCCTTTGTGATGTTTGCAAGAACTGCAATTTTTTTGGGATTAGCAAGCAACAAACCGAGATACGCTTTCAGCGCTAAGCCGAAAACCAAAGAGCCTTCATATTTACCGGAAGTTGCTTTGTAGAGGTTACCACCGCTGATATGCTGGGCATCCATAATCGCGCCCATTTTGAAGCCTGCTGGCGAGTACAGCCCGGTCATTTCTTCTTCAGTGTAAGTAACTGCAACCATAGAGTAGCCTTCACCAGTGCCACCGCAGTCTGCAATTTTGCCATGCTTCTGTGCATACGGAAGCATGTTACCGTAGATGATCGCTGTTTCCGCGCTCATGCCAGCGTTGCGCTGAATCTGAGGCAACTTTTTAGCAAAATATTTATCACGACCACCCATAGCTACAGCGCGATCTTGCGGCACTTCTATTTCACCACCAAGAATTGCAAGGTCAGTGCGTTTTAAATCACTGGAAACATCTACAGCAGGGAGTGGCGCGTTCATGTCTACCCAACCAGCACCCTGAATATCTGCCACTTCTTCGTGATTATGCCACAGCGTATCTGTAGCTGGTGCAAACTGCATGGTTTCAAGAATCGGTGCTTCTTCGGTGATGGTGTCCACCTGTTTTGGCTGCTTCTTGCAGTGTTCTTGACTTACCTCTTTAAGAGTTCCTACGAGTAAAACCATTCTGATACCTCCAAGTACCAATATTTAATAAACTTCTTGCAACAAGCTTTTAATCTTCTATCGAGAAGATGCGGCTTGCTTAAGCCACTCTTCGGCTGACATTTCTTCTTCTTTCCCCCCGCCTGCACTAGCGTTGTGGAAATTGCCATCTTCACCGACAAAGTTTCCAAGCTCTGCGATAGCTTTCATGGCGTGGTGCGTACGCAGCCCTTTTGAAGCATCGATACCCAGCACTTTTAAGCCACGCTCAAGCGCAGGCATGGCTTCGGCAGCTTTGTCACCATAGATTTCTTTCATGATGGATTCGGGCTTCTGAGCATCCAGCGCTTCAGCTTCCGCCTTGCCGGAAATTTCAATTGCACTGGCAACGTAATCTTTGAACACGCCTTCAGCCTGTGCCTGAGTCAGACCGTGCTTAGCCGCCATGGTTGCAAATATGGCAGCATCATTTTTGATATCCCACTGCGCTGCGAGATGTTCAGGCATTTCTACGTCCTTAAACTCTGTCGGGATGGAGTACTTGTCCGCAGAGTCAAACGCCCCGTGAGCACGGGCATGTTCCAGATATCCCTCAGGGGTTGTCAGGTCAGGCGCAGCGTTGTTGTCTGCTGCTCCGCTCTTGTCATCAGCACCGCCCTGCTCGTCAGCGTTGCCACCACCGGACGCGCTTTCATCACCAGAGCCACCATTTTCTGAACCGTCGCCATCGCCTGCGGAATCATCACCAGCAGCACCAGTATCGCCTGCCCCGCCAGCATCACCACCAGATTCACCGCCACCTGCTCCTTCCTGAGCAAATGCAAACATTCCCATCATCGCCATAAATAACTTCCACATGTCAGTCTCCTATTTCACCTGCAAAATTTTCCTTGCCTGCGGTTGACTCATCCCTTGCACGTCAACGGGTCGAGGGGGATTCCCCCTCGCGGATGCAAGGCGGAGCCTGCCCGCCGGAGGCACACATCAGCAAACAACTAACTCTTTAAAATTTCCAAAACCTCACACACCAGCGCCTTACGTGCGCCATGGTGAATCATGTCTTCGTAACTTTTACCTGCAACATATGTCGGGGCATCCACACAGCCTCTCGACTGCAAAAATTTCAAAAACACTTTCCCATCCGGTGTAGAAAACACTCTACGGATGGCTAAACGTGTTTCATCTGCTAACGGCTTTTCAACGTCCTGCTTCCTTCTAAAGCTACGCACCTGCACCTCCTTGCATCATAGTCAACGCCTCTTTGATTGCCTCTGCATTTCCTGCTGCTTCGCCTGCGGTTTTTGCTGCCTGTGCCATCTCCTGCCCTGCCTGAACATCTTGCGCCTGTGCAGCCTGCTGTGCCTGCTGCTGACGGTTCGCGTCACGCTTTTCAGCATCGACCAGATACTTTTGCGGGAACCCGAACAGATTTTGCGAATCACGCACAACCTCATCCAGATCAAAGTTATCCATCACCTGCGGTCGCATGTTGATAATCGGCGTAAGATATTCGAGAGTGCGCTGGAACGTCTGCGCTTCTGATGCTTTTTGCGCCATGGAGATGGGAGACACATACGCAACCTTAAGCCGTGAAACCACGCCCTGCTCAATCAACGAATCTACGATTGCCGGACGCTCCGGGATGTCCCCACGACGTTCAAGAATGCCCACCATGCGATTCACAAAGATAGGCAGAAACTCAGTTGCAAGCCGTCCCCACATAGGCAAAAGAAGCATCATTTTTTTAGAATCACGCAGCGCAACTTCGTATGCTGTCATGTTTGGGCCACCCACCATTTGCAGTTGATCGTTGAAGAAAATGCTACGAATCTGCTCTTCACGATCTTTCACGGTCATGTGCACGGCTTCTACGTTCGCAGATGAAACAATCGGGTAAATTCCGTAGTTTTTCTCTCCGGTAACGCTGGATGCTTCAAAGTAGTTGGTTGCCTTGGAATCTGTGCTGATACCGTCCTTGTACATGGATTTATCTACAGCCAGCGGCGGCTCGCACTGGTTCTGGATAGCACCGTCTTTGGAATCTTCCTGTGCATGCAGCAAACGGATGTGTGGCAGTGCGATATGCCCGACACCACGCCCCCAAGGGTCTGCGCCGGAAAATTTGGAGTACCGTGCAACCATGAAAGGCTGCTCACGATAGCCACCCTCTGAAAGAAGCTGGTTAGTTTCTTCTTCCCAGAACACAGAGGCATACATAAATTTGCTGGGAACTGTTGCTTCTTCATACCATTCACCAGTTTTACGTGGATAGATGGCCTGCCACACGTACACGGTTGATTCCAGCTCCTTACGGTCAATCTTACGCTGAATAGAATCGGAGTATGTACGCTTCTGCCAAAGGTCAGAAGTTATGCCACGCTTACGCTTGCCCCAACGCTCTTGAACTTGTCGAACTGTCAGTTCCAAACGACGGAACATTGTATCAACGATGCCGTGCTGGTTTTCTGAAATCCAACACGCATGTGGTGAAATGGACGAAAACGGAATTGCAGAATTGTCTTCCGGATCTTCAACAAACAGTCCCATTTGCCCAAATGTTGCGTAATCCAGATAACACTCGTTCATAGTTGAATCGAACCCGCTCTCTTCGTGCTTGCAAGCATCCATGATGATGCTGGCAATTTCAGAAGCCCACTCTGTTGATTCAGAAGGAAGTTCTTTCACTCCACGCCCTGTGAGCGCTGTGTGCAGCCATGTTTGTGCAGGATTTGTCAGCAGGGAATGCAAACCAGCTGCAAATTGCTGCTGGGCATCTTCCGGCACAGAACTCCAAATAAGTTCCCTTGCTTCCGCATCCGAAGAATCATCACCAAAGAAACGCGCTTTAGGAGGCTGCAAGTATTCTGCAAGCTCCTCCCAGTCTTCTTCTGCACGCCTACGGCTCTTCTTCAGAACACCGAGACGTTGCTTCAATTCTTTAACAAGTTCGTTCATTCCAGTTCCTTTGATGAACTCGCATTCTTTTCAACCGCATCAGGCGCCGAGCTTTGCTTTCTTGATGTTGGCATCATCACCAGTTGAACCACCAAGCATGGTTCCGCTACGCCCTTTGTTAAGAAGAGATTTTTTCTTTTCAGCGGCTTTCGCTTCTTCTTTCTTCTTCTCTTCTGCGTAGTCTGGAACGTCTGGCGTGCTTGGCTTGCTAAACATTGACCCCATATCTACCTCCTGCCTCTTTTCTTGCCGCGTGTTGTTGTGGCATACGTTTGTGTTACCCGCGCTTCCGGTGGCTTAAAGCCAACCGCAGAATACCGGAACGAATCAGCGCCGTTGGATGCCCAATCGTGCAGCGGCTTGTTTTCAAAACATCCCCGCTCTTCGTTCCATTTCTTGCGGTAATGGCGCAGAGCTTTAAGCCCTTCCGCACAGTTAGATTTGTCGAACACGCAGGAAGGCAAAATATTTCGTACTGACTGAATCCCGTCCTCAACAGAAACAGACGGGCAAATGGTGAATTTGATACCCAGCTCCAGCGCAGACTCGTAACGAGACTTTGCCTTGTTGCCGATCTCACGTACACGAATGTCATGTGGTGCTATGTGCTGGTCGTAGCGGTAGCCGTACTTTTCGGAGAACTCTTCAAGCACTTTGGCGTAATGGTCTAAGCCTTCGCCGCTGTTCTCGTAGTAGTTGATGTACCTGCGCTGCCCTTGCGGGCTGTACTGGAAGAACCAGAGAGGCGTGGTATCGCCCACACCTAAGTCCCACGAGGTATGCACCTTCAAAAGTGGTTCAAACGGCACATCGCATACACGCCCTTGCGCCTCTGCCTGCGCCATATGCTTGCCGTAGTACGCGCCCTCTACAGTCTGTGCGAAAGCTTCTTCCGGCGTGGTCGGGTATTCACGCTTCATGTCTTCTTTTAAATTGTTTTCCATCACGGAGTACCAAGCCTTCTGTTCCGGCGAAAACCTGAAACCTAGACTGCCTTCCATCTCCGTAAAATAAGCGTGCTGTTCTGCTGTCAGCGTTACAGACTTTGCAGGCAACACGTAATCAGCACGTTGATACCAGGGGAAAAAATGAAACTTAAAATCTAGGTTGGTCAGCGCATCACCCATACGATCTTTACGCTGCGCCTCATCGCAGGTATCAAAAAACAAACCGTGATCGCCTTCCGCTGTTGATTCAAAGATAACAATGCCATCAACCGGCACAGTCGGCAGCGCACCTGTTTTAACTTCCTTTGCACGCTGCGGAAAACGGGCAGCAATCTTTCCGAGTTCGGACACATGCAGAAAATGCAACGTGCCCGAACGGAAGGACAGACCGACAGCAATGGAAGAGTTGTTGTTAAGCAACAGTTCCTGCGCGTTCTCGGTCTGCGGTAGCAACCCCGGAACCGTGAGCAAGGAGGGAGGAAGATTGTTGTAGGCGTACTGAACTTTATCTCGATAAATCTTTTTCACATCTTCCAGTGTCTGCGCGATAATCCCGACACGGGTGTTTGAATTGAAAATGCACAGATCAAGCCCGAAGATGCAGGAGAACGTAGTAAAGCCCAGCTGCCGCGCCTTCAAAATGACATTGCGATAATGCAGATGGGTTATGAAATTTGTCTGCTCTACATTCAGCTGAAAACGCACACTGTCACCATTCTTGTCGATAATCCGGTACAGGTTGTTCAGCCGCCAGATTCTATTGCTGAGGTTCCGCTTCATGTCGTGGTAGATTACGCTTCGCATGATGCATCCTCAGACTCGGTAAACAGTTCACTCGGTGCCAGTGTCCTACTGTGTCCATCCAGATCAGCGATAAGGTCAGCCAGTTCACCGCCGCCCTGCTGCTGTTGCTGCTCACGCTCTACACGCTCAAAGACTGTCCGAATAGCGTTGATGTTAGGTGTAACCATCTTGCGCACACGCTTTGTTTCTTCCATGGAGACGTCGCCAGTCTTCTTGTCCTTCACAGCTTCTTTGGTAACTTCAGTGTAGTTAAATCCCTTGGCTAGCTTGATTAAAGAACCGTGGGCAGTTTCCAACGCAAAATCGTTGTATCCGCCAGCACAGGCGGCATCGAACTCAGGATGCTTTTGCCGCCACTCCCACACCGTAGTCTTGCTCACACCAAACAAACGCCCAAGCTGTGCAAGGGTAAAGTTCCCCATTGCACATGCTTCACGCGCTTGCTTTGCGTAGTTCTTACGGTATGCGGTCTTGCGCCCTGCCATTACTTTTCCTTTTTGGTGGTGAGAATGCGGTAGATGTCGTCAATGCGCTTGTTCTGGTACTTCACAGCTTCCTCGATGCGCACAACAGAACTCACCTTCCGGCTGATAGCTTTAATCTCTTGAGCGTTGGCACTAGCCTGCGCCTCCACTTCTACAATGCGGCTGTAGAACGCGAAGGCACAGACTGCGACCACAGCCAAGCTTTTCAAGATAGTAAGGATTGTCGGAACATTGATGGTTTTATCAATGCACCAAGAGGAGGACGAACATTCTTTCATTTAGCTACCCAATTATTTGGTGGTTCTCTGTTCATCCTTGCGGAACGAACCAAGAGAAGAGCCAAGGTAGTAATTCACAACAGCACCAACAGGACCACCTAAAACTGTACCGAGAATAGGCGCAGCTTTTGCGACTATCGAGCCAACATCTTTCCAATCCATACACATACCCCACTGATAAAATTCCTTTGTTCAGAATGACAGACACCAAGAAGGAGAAATGCCGTCATTCTGAAAAAGAGCGGGTGTTGTCCGGTGTTGAAAAGCATGGAGGTCAGAACAGACCCAAAAACAACAGTTCCAACCGCCCGACAATCACACGGACAATCACCCCGAATGAGTAGCCATTATAGCATGGGGTTTTGAGGATGTTCAGTCAGGGGCGGGTGAGAAAGGCTAGGGAAGGGTGTGGAGTAGTTGACAGGTTTTTCAAATAAAAACGCCTTGGTGGGGACCCAAGGCGAAAAAATAAATAACTCTCGCGCAGAGTTCTGGTGATAAAGGGATTTGCTAAAATCTTACATAGCTAGTGAACGCCGATTTACAATATCAAAACTTAATAATAGATACAGGCAATTGCGTTACAACTAACTTTGGAGTTCACAATGTATACTGCTGCGACACTGATTACCGATGAAACTGATACCCTGAGAATTACAGATTTAGCAGACCAACTCGAAAAACTAGCTAAAGAATACACAATCGGTTCAGAAACCACTGACCTCGTCATCGTAGAGCTCATGAGCAAATCGCTACGTTCTGATAGTGGTAAAAAAGTCTATACGCCACTAGAGACCCCTTTAAACTTCCTCTTCATAGAGCTAGCAAACCACATAGCAGCGCTCACCAACCTTAGTTTCGGAGAAAAGCGTAAAGCCGAATCTAAAGTCAATCACCTTGCTATAAAATGCTTGCTTTTATTCCGTGCTCGAATGTTTTTTGATGTGACAGAGCTGGATGAATCCGAAAAAGCCCTTCTCCCTTACTCTATGAAGCTTCCCGATAACCTCACAGATAACGACCTACTGCTTTGGTTCACAATAGAAACAACAATCACAGAACTCAAACATCAAGATCTTACTAAAGAAATTCAGCTTACAGCTAGCGAAGCAAAAGAAACATTACGCACTATCCATGAAGAAAGAGAAAAATTTCTCGATATAGCTGGGAGCCACACACAAAAGTTTAGCAGAATGCTTGATAAGCATACTCAAAGTATTGGAGACGAATTTGAAGACTACAAAAAGCAAAAGAAAAAGGAGCAATATATTGCTTTTATTTGCTGTTTCATGAGCATTTCTGGACTTTTGTTCTTTGGAAATAAAGCAATGATTTCTCATTACGATCTAATTAGTAAACTAATAAAGAATAATAAAGAAATTACCTACACAATGATATTAGCTAGTAACTGGGTAAATATTTTTGTTGAATTTCTCTTGTTCTATGTCTTTCGTATCACTCTACAAAACTACTATGCAGCAAGAGATGAAGCTTTACAGCTAGGTTTAAGAGAAACAGTTTGTAGATTTTTACCTATCTATAGAGAATTTGTTAAAGATAAAAATTGTGACTTTAATGATTTTTCAAAGCTCATATTTAGTCCATTAAGCTCAAGATTAGGTACCACTCCAAAAATTACTGACCCAATAACAGAACTTGCTTCTGCTATTTCTTCGTTCAAAAATAAGAATAAATAATATTAAGTAAAAATATCGTATCTCTGATTAATGCATATAAGGGGAATGAAAAATGGATTGGAATATTTTCTTCAGTACTGTTAGCCAAACGTCCGGTGCTATTATCGGTATTTTTGCAGCATTTTTAATTACGCGAATTATAGCAAGCCAAACAGAATTTAATCAACATAAAGAAAGACTTGTCGAACTACTTCAGGACTCCAAAAAACTCGCAAATGAAGTCAATGCACGAAGTTTTTCATGGTACAATAAAGTAGTTGCAAAAGATCAGCTCGAAGAACTTATAGAAGAGCTTTACGAATATGGCAGCAACATGGTTGCTACAGACTACTATGATAAACTGAATTTTTCGCCCTTCCAAAATAAACAAGATGCTCTTCAGCAAATTGAGGATGCTCTCTCAAAAGAAAACGAAAAACGTCAAAGAGAGCTTGAAGCGCAAGCTGCTTTAAAAAAAAGAGAGCTTGAAGCGCAAGCTGCTTTAAAAAAGAGTCACATTAACGTTGGCGACATGCTGGAGTATGGCCTAGCCATGCATGGACAAGCTATTCTTGCTCAACCAGTCATTACCCCCCATAGGATTAAGTCATTAAACAAATTACTTGATAACAGAGACACAGAGCTATCACGCATACATAAACTTTTTATCCCTCTATCCCACCAGGTTGATAAGAATTCTGATTTCCTGAAATCTATAAAAAAGGGGAATGAAACGTCTGTTCTCATTAATGCGTCATTACTAGCTATTACACTTTTATTTTTTGTAGGCGTTGTATACCCACTTAGCCTCTTACCTTACCATGAAACTACTAGTGTTACCTTTAACTTAACATCTTTTTGGGCAACGCTAGCTTCATCAAAGGGAGCAATTCTTTTTCTCATCTCACTTATCTTCACGGGATTAATGAGTATTTTTTTCTACACTAATCTCACTCTAAAATACGATGCTACGCAAATAAAGAAACTAGAAAAGTACTCCACCCAATCAGGCTATTCAGAGTACTTAGAAAATTACTATAACAATATGAAAGATAGCGCTGAGCAACAATCAGCTTCTGAACCAGATAGTTTCGAGAAGGCATCATAGCCTGCCAGTTTTCGATAACTTTTATTTCTGCCTTACCAGCCACCCCGTCAAAGAATTTACTTCAGCCCCGTAGGTGCGCCTGTCCTTGTAGATCGGCGCACCTTGTTCATGCCATTTCTTCACTGTCCTGCGACTCCGACCAAACTCTTTGCATATCTGCTCTAAGCTCTTCAAAACCTTTGGCGCTACTACCGTCATCCTCTACCCCTCCACACCTAGTACTTCTCGCTCGTCTAAAAACTTTTCCAATGCCGCCTGCCGGATGCGATACATAGGCTTTGCAGCAGTACCGATATTACTTGCGCGTAGCTCCCCCCTGCGAATAAGCCTGCGAACCACTTCTACCTGAATTCCTAAAACAGCAGCTACGTCTTTCACGGTCAGCGTTGTAGTTACACTCAT